TTGATGACTTGGTTGCAAAAGGATATTCTGGTGCAGACGGTGATATCTTTCAACTTCTTGAAATTCCAGCAGGTACTCTTGTAATTAATGCTGGTGCAGAAGTAATGAAAGCATTCACTTCAAGTTGCACTTTAGATATGGACTTTGCAGCAGGTGACGATATTGTTGATGGTGCTAATATTACATCAACTGGTTTCTGTGCCGCTGGTACAAACGGTCAAACCAACACTGTTGTAGGTTCTGCAGCTTCAACTTACACTCAATTTGTTTCTACTACAGATACAATTGATTGTTTGATTGCTGGAGCAGCACCTGCTACTGGAAGGTTGCGTGTATATGCTACGCTTATTAATTGTAATGAGTCTGGAGCAGAAGCCACTGCTGCCGCAAGGGATGCATTGGCATAATAGGTTTTGGGGTAGTTCATTAGTTTGGGCTACCCCTTTATCTTAATTTTGGATATGATATGGCTACAACCTTTATTACATTAGTTAATGATACGCTAAGACGTTTAAATGAAGTAGAACTAACTGCTACTGATTTTGCTACGGCTTCAGGTTTTCGCGCCCAAGTTAAAGACGCAGTTAATGCCTCGCTACAAGAAGTATCCCAAAAAGAATTTGAATTTCCTTTTAATTTTACCGCCTCTTCTCTTACATTAACAGCAGGTACGGCTGAGTACACACTCGCCTCTGATTTTAAAATAGCAGATTGGGATAGTTTTCGTATTGCTAAAGATGATGATATAAGCGCAGATGCAAAACTATTACGACTAATAAACTACGATACATTTTTAGGTAGATTTTACGAAAGGGATGGTAATGCAACATCTTCTGATTACACTGTTCCTGTTTATGTCTACAGAACACTTTCAAATAAAGCAGGGTTTACACCAATACCCGATAAAGCGTATACAGTAAATTATAATTACTTTGCGTTTTCAACTGATCTTTCAGCATCTACAGATACAATGTCTGTTCCTGATCAATTTAAACACGTTGTTATAGATGGGGCATTGTACCATACCTATATGTTTCGTGATAACGCTCAACAGGCAGCAATTACAAAACAGAAATTTGAAGAAGGAGTAGAGCGTATGCGTACCCTTCTTGTTAATAGATTTACAGATGTTAGGGATACAAGAGTGGGGAGATTAATAGCAGTACCACATGGTTCATTCTAATGACAGATGCATTAAAAGACGTTACAGTACTTTCTAGAGGAGGATTGTTTACTAATGAAGATGCTTTAGCATTAGCAGGTTCTAATCCAGGTGCTGCACTTCGTATGTTAAATATGGAGATATCTCAATTTGGTGGATACCGAAGAATTAGTGGATATACTTCATATGACTCTACTTATGGGACTGTCACGGGTGTTGGAGAAGTTGTGGGATTATGGATACTCGATGGTACTCCATATGCCTGTAGACGCAATGATGGCGATTATACTGGATCTTTAGGAGCTAATCCTTTTACTACTAGTAGTGGCAGTGCAACTATAACCGTAGCTCATACTAGTCATGGATTAGCAGTAAGCGACAGAGTTATTTTTTCTGGTTCGTCTGCTGTAGGAGGTGTTACTCCTAATGATGTAGAAATGGTTGTTGCTAGTGTTCCTGACTCAAATAGTTATACTGTAGCCTTTACATCTAATGCCAGTTCTAGTGTTAGTGGTGGTGGAGGTAGCTCAGTAACATTTAAGTATTTTGATGTATCTGCTGCTAAAGCGCATTCTTTGGGTGCAAACCCTTTTGTTGTTACTGATGAAAGTGCAACAATAACAGTAACACATACTGCTCATGGATTGTCTGTAGGTAACTATGTTACATTTTCAGGTAGCTCTGCTGTAGGAGGTATAACTCCAAACTCAGTAGAAATGAAAATAGTAACTGTAGCTGATGCTAATACTTATACAGTTACTTTTACTTCTGCAGCAACAAGTGGTGCTACAGGAGGTGGCAGTTCAGTAACTGCTAAGTATAGTCAGTATTATACAATTTGGAAATACAATACAAGTGGCTGGACTAGAGTACATTCTTTTAGATCATCTATAGAGATACCAAAAGTAAGGGATACACTAAATTCCTTTACAGGTACTGAAGCAGTTATAATTTGTGATGGAGTTAATACTCCAGCAAAATATTCTGGAAGTACTTTTAGTAGCCATACTACAGGAGATGATGCTAGTCCTTTAGGGGCTGCTTTTAGTACAGATTTTAAAAATCACCAGTTTTATGCAGGATTTCCAACAACATCATTAGGACCAAATAAATTACTTTATAGTGAACCAAATACAGATAATAGATTTAGATCTGCTAGTGGTTCTGGAACTATTAATGCTGGTTTTAATATAACAGGTCTTGCAAAGTTTAGAGATGCTTTATATATTTTTGGTAAAGATAAAATAAAAAAATTAACAGGTTCTTCTGCATCAGATTTTGCTGTTGCAGAAGTAACAGATAATATTGGATGTATTGCGACAGATAGTATTATTGAACTAGGTGGTGACGTATTATTTCTAGCATCTGACGGTATTCGTCCTATTCAAGGTACTGCTAGAATTGGTGACGTAGAGCTTGAAACGGTATCTAAACCAGTACAACAATTACTACAAGCATTACCTAGTACTCACGATTTAAGTAATATGTCTTCGGTTGTTATTAGAAATAAATCACAGTTTCGTTATTTCTTTCCTAAGACAACTACTTCAGCTGCTGATACAGCAGGAATAATAGGTGGTCTTAGATTTGCAGACAGAAGAATTGGTTGGGAGTTTGGAGAATTATTAGGTATAAGAGCATTTGTAGCAACAAGTGGATTAATAGATAATGTTGAGTATGTTCTTCATGGTGACGCAAGTGGTGAAATATTTAAGCAGGAAAGTGGAAGTACATTTAATACTGCTAATGTTGTTTCTGTTTACGCAACGCCTTTTTTATATTTCGATTCTACCGAAAAACGCAAAATATATCAGCATATTTCATTATTTACCAGACCAGAAGGATCGTCTACAATTAACTTAGGTATAGCTTATGATTGGGATGATCCTAATGTTCCAGATCCAAGTACATACTCATTAACAACAGCAGGAGCATTAGCAAGATATACGACAACAGGATCTACTTATGATTCTACTTTTACCTTTGACGGTTCTTCTAGTCCTATATTAGAATCAAACATACAAGGATCAGGTAGGGCAATATCCTTGGTTATAACATCTACAGGAACCCAATCACCCTACAGTATTAGTGGGTTTTCTATAACTTATCAGGATGCAGGATACAGATAATGGCAGGATATACTAGACAATCAACAGCGCAAATAGTTAGTGGTGAGGTTATATCAGCAGCACCGCTTAATGCAGAATTAAACCAAGTATTAGCAGCCTTCAATAACTCTACTGGTCACTCGCATGACGGTACGGCAGCAGAAGGACCACCTATAGATCGTATAGGAGATGCTGATCAAAATAATAAAGTACTTGTAGATACTTCTAATAATCATTTAGAATTTTATACAGAAGTTAGTTCTTCTTCAGTACAACAACTACGAATACAAGATGGATCTATTCTGCCTATAACAGATAATGATATAGATTTAGGTGGTGCATCAAATGAATTTAAAGATTTGTATTTAGATGGTACTGCACATATAGATACACTTGACATTGACGAAAATGCAACAATAGCTGGTACATTAGCTGTTACTGGTGCGCTTACTGGATCAAGTACAGTCCAGGGAACTACGATAACTGCTACAACTGCATTTGTTCCAGATGCTTCTGACGGTGCTGCATTAGGTACAACCTCCTTAGAATTTAGTGATCTTTATCTTGCTGATGGTGCTGTAATTGGTTTAGGTGATGATCAGGATGTTACATTAACTCATGTAGCAGATACAGGTATCTTATTAAATAGTACAAATAAAATACAGTTTAATGATGCTTCTCAATTTATTCAAGGTTCTAGTGCTACTGTATTATCTTTAGGTGCAACAGATGAAATAGATCTTACTGCAACTGCAATAGATATAAATGGTACTGTAGATATGAGCAGTACACTAGGCGTTACTGGTAAGATTACTGCTGATGCTGGTATTGATATAGATAACTTTAATATTGATGGTACAACTATAGCATTATCCTCTGGCGATATGACATTAGATGGTGCAGGGGATATCTTACTTGATGCAGCAGGTGAAGAAGTTATATTTAAAGATGGAAGTACTAATGTTGGTCATGTTAGTATGGACAGTGATAACCTGACAATTAAATCACTTGTAAGCGATAAAGATATAATCTTTCAAGGTAATGACGGTGGATCAGGTATTACTGCATTAACACTGGATATGTCAGGTGCAGGTGCAGCTACATTTAATTCTTCCGTTACTGCTACTGCACTTAGCGTAGGTGACGGTAATATAACTAATGTAGGCGATATTGCTCTTGATTCTATATCTGCTGATAATACTGATATTAATGTAGCAGTAACAGATAACTCAGCAACTGCATTTACAATTAAACAGGGATCAGATGCTTATCTTATTGTTGATACCGCTGACAGCAGTGAGTCGGTATCTATCGGTACAGGCGTATCTGGTACTGCTGTAACAATAGGACACGGTACTTCTGAAGTAACTATAGGTGACAACTTAACTGTCTCAGGTAATCTTACAGTTAATGGAACACAGACAGTAGTAGATACTGTTACAATGAATGCAGCTAATGCAATCGTATTTGAAGGTGCTACTGCTGATGCACATGAAACTACACTATCCATTGTTGATCCTACAGCAGATCATACACAATACCTAATTAACCAAGGTGGTTATATTCCTGTATTAGATACTGTAACTACTACTGCAATTAGTGCAACTCCTGCTGAATTAAATATTATGGACGGTGTTACTGCCTCTACAGCAGAACTAAACATAATGGATGGAGTAACAGCTACAACTGCTGAACTAAACTTAATGGATGGTGGCAGTACAGTAGGAACAACAGCAATCGCAGATGGTGATGGATTAATTATCAACGATGCTGGTACGATGAGACAAGCTACTGTACAGACTTTAGCTGCGTATTTAGATGATGAAATAACTGCAATGCCAAACCTGGTTTCTACTGGTGCATTAAATAGTGGCAGTATTAGTTCAGGGTTTGGTGCGATTGATAATGGATCATCCAATATTACAACAACAGGAACAGTATCTTTTGGATCAATTACTGATGGCACTATAACAGCAACAGCATTTGTTGATGAAGATGATATGACTTCTAACAGTGCTACACTTATTCCTACTCAACAGTCTGTTAAAGCATATGTAGATTCTAATAAAAACGTATCAGGTTTGAATGCTACAGGTGCAGAATTAAATACTGTAGCAGATGCTTCAGCTATTAGTATAGATACCAGTACTGCTATAGCTAATAATGATGCTATATTAATGTATGACAATAGTGCTACAGCTATGAAGTATTTTGATGTAGACCTACTGGATACTTACTATGCAAGCAGCACTCAGACATTATCAAATAAAACCTTGACAGCACCCAAAATAGTTGATGGCGGTTTTATTGCTGATGCAAACGGTAATGAAGCTGTAGTATTACAGACTGCGAGTTCTGCTGTAAATGCTGTAGAAATAACTAACTCAGCAACAGGTGCATCTGTAGTTGTCGGAGCTATGGGTGATGACTCTAATATTGATATAGACATTACACCAAAAGGTACTGGTGAAGTTAATATAGCAGCAGGTAACTTAAACTATGCAGGTACAGCAGTTACGTCTACAGGTGCAGAATTAAATATTTTAGATGGTGTTACATCTACAACTGCTGAAATAAATAAACTAGATGGATACAACGGAACTGTAACAGAATTAAATTATTTAAAAGATCTGTATGATACTGGTGTTACCAATACAGAATTTGATTACTTGGATGGTGTAACAAGTAATGTTCAAACGCAATTAAACGCAACAGCGTCAACAGGCAAAGCAATCGCTATGTCGATGGTTTTTGGTTGATTAGGAGGTAAACAAATGGAATCAGTAGTAGACATAATGAAAAGTAATAACGCTCAATGGCGTAAGGAGTGGCCTTTTGAACCTGTACTATCTTTACGATGGGATTGGGATGAGGATACTAGTAGTGAAGATACGCCAGTTTCAGAAGAGGATATAGAAAATGGCAGCACCTAATATTGTCAATGTCGCTACTATTACGGCAAAGACAGATACAGCTTTACTCACAGGAACTTCAGCAACAGCAGCGTTAAGCAACGCAGCATCTTCTGGTAAGGTTCTAAAAGTAAATAGCTTAGTAATATCTAACGTAGATGCTTCAGCAGCAGCAACAATAACAATAGGTATATACCCACAAGATGACATAGCAGGTACAGCAGTCGTGTATGCAAATGCAGTGTCTGTAGCACCTAATTCATTCTTAGTGGCAATAGATAAAAATGTTGGAATGTACTTAGAAGAAGATACATCTATTGGTGTTACTGCTAGTGTAGCTAACGATTTGACCTACACGATTACATACGAAGAACTATCGTAAGGAACTTAGATGAAGTTTGTTGGTAACATAGCTTCTGACTCAGAGGTGGTAAAAACTGCATCTGGTGCTATTGTAGCTGGTAAGCCAGTTGTAGTTAATGCTGATGGTACTGTTGGTGCTACCAGCGCAACTATATCAGCAGGTCTTGGTTCAGCAGTTACATTTGAGTCGGCATCAGCAAGGCCAGAAATGGGTACGTTTGACAGCAACAGCAATAAAGTCGTTGTTACTTATCAAGATATAGGTAATTCAAATTATGGTACTGCTGTAATTGGCACAATAGACGATAGTGATAATAGTATTTCTTTTGGTACGCCTGTTGTATTTGAAAGTGCTACTACAGATTCGATCAGTTCAGTATTTGACAGTAGTAATAATAAAGTTGTCATAGGCTATAGAGATGGTGGTAATAGTTATTACGGTACAGCTATTGTCGGAACGGTCAGTGGAACCTCTATAAGTTTTGGAACCGCAGCAACTTTTTGGACTACTAATACTTGTTCAGACGTATGTTTATCTTTTGATACAAATGTAAATAAAGTTCTCGTTTGTTTTACAAATAACATTAAAGATGGTTATGCCATTGCAGGTACTGTTAGTGGAACTGGTATATCTTTTGGAAGCACACAGTTATATGAAAACGGTACGGCAATCAACAATAGATCAGCTTTTGATAATGAAAATAATGTTCATGTAGTCGTATATAAGGATGGTGGTAATAGCTCCTACGGAACTGCTTGTGTATTATCAGTTGCATCTAATAGTACAGTTACAGCACAGACACCTGTTGTTTTTGAAGAGGCTGAAACCTTATATATGGATATTGCATTTGATACAACGAATAATAAGTTTTTAATATTATTTCAACAACTTGGTCTAGGTGTATATTCTAAAGCAACAGGAATAGTAGGAACTGTATCAGGTACTTCTTTAAGTTTTGGCAGTAAAGCATTAGTTTATGACACTGGTGCAGGAGCTGCAAATGCGATAGCCTTAGTTTTTAATGATGCAGCAGGTAAGTTTGTTGGAATATATAATGAAGGTAATACTGGTGACAATACACCAGGAGTTCGCTATGCAGAAGGTACAATAAGTGGGACTGACGTATCGTTTACTCACGCTCAAGTAGATTCAGATAATTCTACAGATTACAATGATGTTATCTTTGATTCAAACTTAAAACGAACTGTATTGCTTTATTCAGACTCAGGAGATAGTAGTCATGGTAAAGCTATTGTTCGTGCAACTGCTGGTACATATAGTATTGCTACCTCAGAAAACTTCATAGGTTTTGCAAAAGATGCTGTTGCAGACGGTGCAGTAGCAACAATACAGACAGCTAACAGTATTAGCAGAAATCAGTCATCTTTAACGGCTGGTCAAACATACTTCGTACAAACAGATGGAACTATAGGCACAACTGCTGATAGTCCGTCAATAACGGCTGGAACTGCTATTTCAGCTACAGAATTAATTGTGAAAGGATAAAGAAAACAATGT